ATAGCTTATAATAATTTGCAAAGTAAAACAAAGGTAATAGAGCCAACTAAAGAAGTTATTACAGAAAAGCCAGTAGAAAAGATAGTAAAAATATACCAAGAATACAAAAGAGGCACAAAAAAAGAGCACAATCCAGAATTAGCCGACCCAAATATAAAAGATTAATATCTTGACGAATATGTATATATAACGTATACTGCTTATATATGAAATTAAAATATCTACTAATAATCACGCTACTAGGAATTTTTACCCCTAAAATTAACGCTCAGTGCTTCTCTTGGAGAGAAGACTTTGGATCAGAGCAAGATGCTAGAATCTTTTCTTTGAAAAAAGAAGTCGGGTATTACAACCATCAATTAGGGCAATTAAATAAAATTAAAAATTATAATGAAGATGTGCTTTTAGCTAGACAAGCCACTAGACAATTGTTACTAAGTAAGCAAAGCGAGCACCAAAGACTTGAAAACAAGTGCTTCAAAGATCGCACTGGTCCTCAATTTCAATACTATCGTTAAACCAAAGTTTAGCGCGTTTATTATTAAATAATAATGCACTGAATAAAAATATGGTGTAAATTATTATGAAAACCTCATGTCTAAAAAACATCGAAAAGAACAAAAAGAGGACAAATCGCCAGTAGTTCCTCAAAGAGATAAAATTCAACAACCCTTGAATATTAGGGATCTCAATTGGACAGAAAATCAAAAAAAGTTCATTCAAACCCTACAAGATAAATCCACTAAGATGGTTTTTTGTAAAGGCCCAGCAGGAACAGCTAAAAGTTTGTTAAGCGTTTATTGTGCTCTTCATGCTATTAATGATAAGAAGGTAGGAGAGATATTTTATATTCGTAATCCTGTGGAAAGTAGCACCCATAATCTAGGATTTCTTAAAGGCGATCTTCATGAAAAATTAGATCCATATTTACAACCTTTAATGGACAAACTTCATGAGCTTTTACCAAAAGGTCAAGCAGAATTACTATTAAAACAAGAAAGAGTCAAAGGACTTCCATTAGGATTTTTAAGAGGGCTTAGTATCAATGCTAGTTATATTATCTGTGACGAAGCTCAAAACTTAAGTATTCATGATCTTTTATTAGTTAGCACTAGAATGGGTAAATTTAGTAAACTAATATTTATTGGAGATATTCGTCAATCAGATATTAAGAATAGTGGTTTCGAAAGAATATATCAACTCTTTGATGATGAAAAAAGTGCAAGCAAAGGTATTGTAACTTTTAAATTCGGCACAAGCGATATTATGAGAAATGATATATTAGCTTATATTATTGAAAAGTTTGAAGAATTGAAATAATTTTGTGTAATATTACCATATGGAAGAGAATATAAAAGAAAATAGTTTCAATAAAAACGTAATTGAAGTTTATACTAAAGAGCCAGGATTTACTGGATACAAAGGTTTAGATTGGAATAGACTAGACGATATCGAAGATTTAATAAATAAAAATGGTAATTGGATTTCTAATGATGTTGTTGGTACTAGTAATGATATTGTTATGTGGGCTAATTCTGATAGAAAAGAACTTTTTGTTCAAAATTTAGGAATGAGTCCACTTTATGTTAAATATGGTGATGATGAAAGTGCTTCTGCTACTAGTTTTAATTTTATTTTAACTAGTGGATCAGCAGTATCAGCTGGAGACGGCGGAAGTTTAAGTGATTTAAATTATACTGGCGAAGTTTACGTTTATTCAACCTCTCCCGAATATATAGCCTGGGAAAGAGGCACAAGTGCTCCAACTGGATTCTGGAAAGATTCTAGAAAAGAAACTTGCTATACAAGTTATGATAGTTTTAACTGGGTGACTAGCGGCTTATTAGACGGAGGATCTCATGGATCATATGATGGCAATGAAACTATAGGCGTAAATGTTCCAGCATCTGGAAATGCCCAAGCTATTGAATATAAAACTTGTTTTAAAAATGTAGCTGGGTATAGTATATGGCCTATGCTAGCTTGGGACACTCAGCCAATTTATGTAGCAACAGCAGGTCAAGAAAATGATTGTTATGCTAGAATATCTTGGAACGATGTTATTATTTTTGAAATGATTAATAATAATGTGACAGTTCCTGTAAATGGAAGCATATACTCGCAAGATTTGAATAATGATAGAAAATTTTTAAATGGACAATATGGCGAATTTAGAATTAAGTTTGAAACAAAAAATAGCTCTTTAGAATCACAATTGTATTTTCTCAACGATTAAAATTTAAATAAAAACTAGATATTTTGAATAAAAATGTATATTATTATACATGAAATTTCACTTAATTCTAGACCCATTATTACGCAATCAAAACACATTTCAAAAACTAAAAGAAAAATACCCAGAGATTATTGATGACCTAGAAAGCGCAAAAGATAATACTCAATGTACTTGTAGAGGTAGAGTAGCAGCATTTTTATATAAAAAATACAATGAAGAGCCAGAAGAAAAAAGCTTTATTGATGATTTAATTAATTCAGATATTTTAGTTTCAAAAGGTATTGAGGCTATTTTAGGAGAGCATCAAAGAATTAATGATATTTTAGGCAAAGTTCACGTTTTAGAGAAAAAAGATAATTACTACCAGGATTTTTTAAATTATCTTGAAAATAACATGATTCATCATTTTGTAAGGTCTTTTTCTGTCGTAGATAAAGGTGATAAAGTAGAAATTTATTTATTAGGATGGAAACAATAATATGCTTAAAACCTATTGCCTAGATTGCGGAGCACCGACAGAATACTCTTTAAATAAACCTAAATTTTGCAGCAGTTGCGGTGGTGCTTTTGATAAAAAAGTTGCTTTACCAGCGCTTAAACCACGAAGAACAATATCTAAAATACAAAACGCTATTCAAAGCGAAAGTTTTGATCATGTAGAAGATTTGGAAGATACAGAAGGTGAAATTAATCATGTGCCAAATATTTCAAGCATTGATTATGAATTATCTTTGCCTCAAAAAAATAAAGAAACAATTGGTAATTTGATTGGAACTTCTAACGCTGGAGACGAACAAAATTTAGAGAATCTACCAAAAACAAAATTAAATAGAAAGAAGTTTTTAGAAGATTTCTCTAAGGAGGCAGGTAGTCTCAAAAAAAGCCGTAGAAAAAATGGCTAAAAATGGCTAAAAAACTTGAATTTGAAAATTGCATTGATCAGATAAACACGGAAATTCTTAAAAGAAAAAATAAGTGGAATTTAACGGCGATTGCTTGGATGGATTTTTATGATGTTTCTCAAATTTTAAGATTTCATATTTATAAAAAGTGGCACCTTTATAATCCAAGTAAACCATTGTCTCCTTGGATCAACACTATCATAAGTAATCAAATTAAAAATTTAATTAGAAACAATTACAGTAACTACACAAGACCATGTTTGAAATGTTCAGCAGCAGAATCAGATACAGGATGCGCAATATACCAAAAACAATGCAGTAATTGTCCATTATACGCAAATTGGGAGAAAAATAAGAAAAGTGCACATGATACTAAATTAACGGTTAGTATAGAGAATCATGCTCAAGAAATTAACAGCATACCTAACCAAAATTTTGATATGGAAGCGACTGCAAAAAATATTCACATTAAAATGCAAAAAATATTAAAGCCAATAGAATGGAAAATATATACTCATCTTTATATTGAAAATAAAAATGAAGAACACGTAGCTCAATTAATGGGATACAAGACTAGCGAGAAAAATAGAATGGCTGGGTATAAGCAAATTAAAAATTTAAAAAAATCAATTATAATAAAAGTTAAGAAGCACTTGTATAATGGAGATATAGATATAATATGAGTGAAGAAATTTTAATTCTTACAGATGAGCAGCAATTGAAACTATTAAAAGAATGGAACGATAGACCATCTAATCCTCCATCTCTAGCCGAACTCGTTAAATTAGCTTTTGATAGAGATGATCTTGACGGCAGAAGCAAAGAAGGCAAAGCCGTAAAGCAATTTTTAGCTTCTAGACAAATTAAACCACGCAAAAGTCACGAATACGAGGCCAAAGGTATATTAGATCTATCTAGCGAACAAAAAGAATATATTAGCAATAATTGTAATGCTATGACTGGATTAGAAATGGCTAAAATCTTATTTAAAGATGAAACTCTAACGAATCTTTGTCAAGAAAGCAGAAGTGTTTTAGAGTACATGAAAAGTATACCTACAAATATAAAATATAATAATAATGAAAATGAAGAAGCTTCTACTGGAGACTATAAACCACCTCGTAGTGAAGAAAGAATGATAGCAAAAATTAATAAATATGTTTTAGATGGAATAGATAAAAGTAAAGTAACTCACGGGCAAAAAAGAGAAATTAGTGCCGTGATAAGCTACATGAACACTCATAGATTTATACATCAAATTAATATTTATGATAATGAAAGTGATCGTGAACTTTTTGAAAGCAGTTTTGTAAGATATACTTATAATAAAGGTGATTTAACTCAAGAAGAGGTAGACCAATATATAGTGCTTTGCACAGAAGTTCTTATTTCCTCTAGTATCCAACAAACTATTAGCGTATTACAAAATCAAATAGATTTATCATTACAAGATGACGGTAAAATTCCTATGGCATTAGTTGAAGCAAGCAATACGGCTAGAAAAGAGTACAATGATTGTGTTAATAGACAGCAAAAATTAAATAATGATTTAAAAGTTAAAAGAAGTGAAAAATTAAGCAAGCAAGTCAAGGAGACTGCTTCAATTATAAATCTTGTTCAAATGTGGAAAGAAGAAGAAAGCCGAACAAAACTAATTAAAATGGCAGATATGCGAAAAAAGAGTTTAGAAAAAGAAATAGATCGATTATCTTCTATGGATGAAGTTAAATGTAAAATTCTAGGTCTTTCTAGAGATGAAATTTTAAATGGATGAGTGTTATATGCAAAATAGATAGTAAAGAGTTTAAAGATGAAAAAAGTCTTCATCTTGCGCTAAGAGGTTATGGTTTAAATAAAGAAAAATATTATCATCAATACTATCCTAAAAAAGATTTGCTGACTGGCGAAATAATAAATTTTAAAACCAAAGAGCAGTATTTGAATAGTGATTTTAATGATAAAAATAATATGAAAAAATGGCTAAAAGAGCAGCCAATAGAAAAAGCTCAAGAATACTGTAAGTCTTTATTAGTTAAACGCAAAGAAGAAAAGAAAATTATATATTCACCAACCCAAATAGAGCTAAGAACTATTATGAGCCCATCGGTTATATTCTATAATAAGATTTTTAATGACTATTACGACCTCTGCTCCGAAGTGGGCCTGGAAAATAAGTTCGTGCATCCAAAAAATATAGCCCATCAATTTAAAAACAAATTAACAATAAGAGATACTATATATGTCGATACCAGAGAACAAAGTTGGCTTAAATTTAATATACCTTTTGAGATTAAGACTTTGCCATATGCAGATTATACTTCCTCAAATGATAATTGTAATTGCTATATTGAACGAAAAAGCTTAAGTGATTTTATTAGTACTTTAAGTAGCGGTAATTTAAATAGATTTAAAAATGAAATAGAGAAAGCTAAAAATGATAATGCGTATATTGTCGTAGTTATAGAAGAGAAGTTACAAAACGCTTTAAGTTTTCAATATCTTCCTCATATTAGCAAAAAGATTAAAGCTACTCCAGAATTTATATTCCATAATGTCAGATCATTAATACAAGATTATAATAATTTACAATTTTTATTTGTAGACGGCAGAGAAGAGATGAAAAGAGTAATAGAGTCTATATTAGCCTCCAAATGTTTTTACAAAAAAGTAGATCTTCAACTAGCATATGATCTAAAAATGTTATGATAGAATGTCCTAAAAAATATATAAAAGAAATGAAAGATGTTAACGCTGAGTTATCTCAACTCAAAGGTTTTCTAAACGACAAAGAGGCTAAAATAAGTTTAGCTAAATTTTTAAGAGCAAATATAGGTTTTACTACAGAGCTAATAAGCGGAGTCAAACTCGCACCATACCAAGAGATACATATTAAAGCATTTTTTAATAGGAATTTTAATATGTGCGTGTTTGGTCGAGGATGTGGCAAGAGTTTTATTGCTGCCGTATTCTGTTTTCTGCAATGCGTATTTGAGCCTAATACAAAAATTTTAATTGCTGGTCCTACATTCAGAACTGCACGATTTATATTTAATAATCTAGAAAAAATAGTGAATAGTCCAGGCGCAGAACTATTAGCTCAATGTTTTGGTGCCAAAGCCAAAAGAAATGATCAATTTGAATGGCAAATAAATGGCGGAAGTATTGTAGCGATCCCACTTAACGGAGAAAAGATTCGAGGTTTTCGTGCAAATGTTTTAGTGCTAGATGAGTTTTTACTTTTACCAGAAGAGATTATTAAAAATGTATTAATGCCATTCTTAGTTGCCCCACAAAATATTAAAGAACGTATGGAGATCAGAGAATTAGAAGATAAATTGATAGAAGAAGGCACAATGAAAGAAGAAGATAGAATGGTTTTTGAAAATACAAGTAAAATGCTTGCGTTTTCCTCTGCAAGTTATACTTTTGAAAATTTATATAAAACTTACAAAGAATGGTGTGAAAAAATTACGAACAATGAAGAAACAGAAGCCACATACTTTGTAAGTCAAATTAGTTACGAAGCTCTTCCAGAAGAAATGATAGATAAAACTATTATTGAAGAAGCACAAAATGGTGGAGCAAGTCATAGCAGTTTTTTAAGAGAATATTGTGCTAGATTTACTGATGGTAGCGATAGTTATTTTAATGGTAAAAAAATGGAAGATTGTACTTTAAAATTAGGAGAAAGACCTCACACACTTATCAAAGGAAACCCAAATAAAAAATATGTACTTGGTATTGATCCTAATATGAGTGATAGCCCTAATGCAGATTATTTTGCTATGGCAGTTTTAGAAATAGATGAAGAGAAAAAACAAGCTATATTAGTTCATACTTACTCTGGTTTAGGTAATTTAAAAAATCACGTTGCATATTTATATTATATAATGACTAATTTTAATATAGTTGTAATGATTTTAGACAACGCAGGAGCAGACGTATTCTTATCTGCATGTAATGAATCGGAGTTATTTAAAAAACATAAATTACAGATAAATACATTTGATATAGACTCTGATTTAGAAGGAGTAGATTACGAACTAATGATTAGAAATGCCAGAGGCAAATATAACCTAGAAGATAAAAGAATTGCATTTAACCAAGTGTTTACGAGCACATTTATAAGAAGAGCGAATGAGTACTTACAGGCTTGCATTGACTATAAAAGAATATGGTTCGCAAGTAGAACATCTTCAGATGAAACATTTTTTAATGAATCTGTTAATTTAAGCATACCGCTAGATTTATTAAAAGTAGAAGAGAAAAAAGATTGGACCGTTTTAGACTTTATAGAAAATCAAGATGATTTTATATACCAAACAAAAAAACAATGTGCTTTAGTAGAACACTCGTCTACTAGTAGGGGTACCCAGACATTTGACTTACCTCAACACTTAAAAAGAAGTAGTTCTGCTAATAAAGCAAGAAAAGACAATTATTCAGCATTAATGTTGGCTAATTGGGCTTTTAAATGTTATAATGATATGATGAATCAACCAGAAAAAATAGAAAATTTAACTTTTTCTCCGATTATGCTATAATATAGTGTAATAATTTAAGTAAAATGCCTAAAAAAGTTCAAAAACAACTAAAAATCATCAAAAATGATAGTATTCAGCCACTTATGGTGTCTGAATCCTCTTATCATGAATCCAAAGCTTCGGGTACTACATCCGAATCAAATCCTATTAGAAGAAACGCATCCTCAACAATCAACAGATCTGATAGATATAAGAACATTGACGATGGAATAATTCCTTTTAGGTACTCTTCTGGCATCAAAGGTAACTCAAATATGAATATCCGCGATGCGGTAATTCTATGTCAAAAGGCTTACTATAATTTTGCAATTTTTAGAAATACCATAGACTTGATGACTGAATTTTCTTCTAATAATATTTATTTTACTGGAGGAAGTCAAAAATCAAAAGATTTTTTTGAAGCTTTATTTAGAAAAATTAGTTTATCAGATTTTCAAGATAGATTTTTTAGAGAATTTTATAGAAGTGGTAATGTATTTGTATATAGATTTGATACTTCAGTACAAGATGAAGATTTAGTAAAAATTACTCAAACTTTTGGCTTAACATCTAAAGCTTCAATAAATTTACCTTCAAAATATATTATATTAAACCCAGCAGATATTCAAATGGGCGGAAGTATTAATTTTTCTGTTGGAAGATATTATAAAATATTGAGCGATTACGAATTGGAAAGATTAAAAAACCCAAAAACAGAAGAAGATAGGGAAGTTTTAAATAGTTTGCCACAAGATGTTAAAAAACTCATAGAGAAAAAGACGGTTGGTATTATTACCATGCAATTAGAACCTGAAAGATTAGCTGCAGTTTTTTATAAAAAACAAGATTACGAGCCATTTGCAGTTCCAATGGGATTCCCAGTTTTAGATGATATTAATTGGAAAGCTGAAATGAAAAAAATGGATATGGCTATTACTCGCACAATGCAGCAAGCTATTTTACTTGTAACTATGGGCAATGATCCAGAAAAAGGTGGAATTAATCAAAAAAATCTTGAAGCTATGCAAAAATTATTTGAAAATCAAAGCGTCGGAAGAGTTTTAATTGCCGATTACACTACTAAAGCTCAATTTGTTATTCCTGATATTGGAAATCTTCTTGGGCCACAGAAATACGAAGTTGTAGATAGAGATATTCAAATTGGTTTAAATAATATTTTGATTGGAGACGAAAAATTTGCTAATACAAGTATAAAAGTTCAAGTCTTCATAGAAAGATTAAAACAAGCTCGCGAATCTTTTTTAAATGAATTTCTTGTCCCAGAAATTCGCAGAATAAGTAAAGATCTTGGATTTAAAAACTATCCAATTCCACATTTTGAAGATATTGAATTAAAAGATGATGCGCAATATATAAGGATTTACAACAGACTGATGGAACTTGGTATTTTAACTCCAGAAGAAGGAATCAGAGCGATTGAAACTGGAAGACTACCAACTCAGGAAGAGTCTGAAATTTCTCAAGAGAAATACAAACAAATGAAGGACAAAGGTTTTTACCAACCACTTATTGGTGGAGCGAAAACTGATCAAGCAGGAAGACCAGCTGGAACAGGGACTCCTCAAACAACTAAAAACGTCAAACCAATTGGTCAAGGAAAACAATCTAAAGCAGACGAAGACCAATTTAGTTTATCTAAAGTTAAAGATAATTTAATTTCTGCACAAAAATTAGAAGAAGAAGTAGCTTTATTTTTAAGAAAAAAACATAACCTTAAAAAATTAAGTTATGAACAAAAAAATATTTCTGAACAAATCGCTAAATTAATTATAGCAAACGAAGAGCCTAAAATTTGGTCTGAGAAAATTTCTGATTACGTTAAAAATCCTTTTGACAAAAATGAAGAAGTTATAGCTAAAGTAAATCAAATTGCTTATGATCACCAAGTAGATAATTATTTAGCTAGTATCTTGTATCATAGTAAGGCAAAATAATATGCCAACATATATTAGAGTAAAACAAATTGATCCAAATGAATTAAGCTCATATTTTGATGAGTCTATCGTTTCTAATAGTGGAGTTTTACATGGATACATTGCTTCAGAAGCAATCTCATTGACTGGTGATCAAACTATTTCTGGTTTTAAAACTTTCAGCAGCGGAACAACGTTTGAAAAATATATTGAATTAAATAATCTAGGAGATCATGCAAATTTAAGCGGACTATTAGTTCAAGTAAGTGGTTCTGGATTAAGATTTTTTAATAAAACTGGTCAAAAGTTTTTTGTAGATCAGATCGCTGGAAGTGGAACTGGGCTAAATACTCTTCAATTGTCTAATACAAATACAACTTTAAAAATTCCTAACAATAAAAATGGTTACTTGGCTATAGACTCAGAATTAGTTCACACTACTGGACAAGAAACTATAAGTGGTCAAAAAACTTTTAGAGATCCTCTTTATTTGTCTGATCTCAATATAAATGATATAGATAATCTTTACATTTCTGGAGTAGATATAGAACTTCATGACCTTAACCTTAGCATTGATGGAGCTTCTCTTAATATCCCTGATTTAGTTTATACTACTGGTAATCAAACTGTTAGTGGATTTAA